GTTCCTTGTTGAAATCTACAGCCTGGGTTTGATTGCCCACGCTCATAAAGTTTTTTACGGTTAGGTCTTTAATTTTAATCATTATAGCTCGTTATAGATGTCCAATAACATCTTTTTGTTGAATTGTTCCGATTCAATTGCTGATATTTCTCCACTTACAATTTGATCTACACTTTCAAACTGTTGAATATCAACATCTGTTGAAATTTCTTCCATTTGTTTTTGTGGAATAAGTGATATTTCTCTACACTTGTATTGATTAACAAATGTTTCTTTGATAAAAGTTGCTTCTTCAAACGAAATAGGCACGTCAATAGTAACACGCAGATACATCTTAGGTTTGATAATGTTGTCTGTGTCTTCTAACAGTTGTTTTAGTCCAATAGTTCTGTACTTGGGACAATCTGCCCAACTTAGATATTCTGGTTCTTTGCCATTTTCTTTGTCAAGGATCATCATACCACGTTCATCATCCCATGCGTCTGCATAGTTGTGTGGAAACGCATTGCCAATATAGTGTATGGCACCTTGCTTTTGACGTTTGTGGAAGTGTCCTGAGAACACATATTCTTGATTTTTGAAATGTTCTGCTTTGAGTTCACCATGATCTGGCATCTGCACCATTGCGTTCATATAGAAACTTGGAAGTTCAAAGTGACCAAACATATACTTGGCTTTGATCTTTTCAATTTTTTTCCATTCATCGCCTACCAACCAAGGCACAAGTGCTACATCATCTTCTTCGTAGATGTTGTCTACTAATGTTACTCCTGGAATGTGTCTACCAAACTCTGTTGAACTTACATCACGCTTGTCTTTGTAGTACAAATCATGATTACCAACAAACATATAGAACTTGTCAAATGCTTTGCCCAGCTTTTCTAAGCATCGGATGGTAGCATCCATGGTGGTTAGGTTAAGTGAATTACGATTGTGATGCCAATCACCACAAAATATACCAGTTTCACAACCATTTGCCTGTGCCTGTTCTATGTACCAATCCACAAAGTCTTCACAATCATCATTGTGAACCTTAGAATTACCTTTAAGGCCCAAATGGATATCGGTAAAAACTGCCGCTTTCTTAAACAATATTCAATCCTCAGTTATGTTATACTAAGTGTAACGCAAAAATTCTCTAAAGTCAAGAGGTTTTTTTGCTTTCTGCTTCTCGCTTCATAGCATTTTCCCATTCACCCTGACTTTGTCTTGTATAACTTGGGTTTAGATGATTCATTTCTAATATATCGTCTCGAATATTTTGATTACGTTTTTCAATGTTAATCACCCTAACAAACGAATTTGTAACTGCTGCAGTGTAGTATGCAAATGGGTTTTGGCTCTTAGATTCGTCAAATTGCAAGCCTATTTGTGTAAGTTGTAGTATTGCCTGCCCACGCATTTCGTCATTGTATGTATATCCTCTTACATTACCTCTTGTGCCGTATCTATCACACAATTTCATCCACATGCGAGCTAATTTATTAGTTGCGTTTCCGTGTGTCATACAAAAACTACCGTTTTCCATACCACCCTGCCAGTGTGATTTTCCTACACACACTAGTTCGTCATTTTCGTTAAATTTGTAGTGTTGAAATGGAGGAAAATTTAGTCTTACTTTTTTATCTGCTTCTGTTTTAGGATTTTTCTTACGACCGGGCTCATCTGGAATATGATCATAGGTCATAACACGAAAGATTAGTTCTTCTTTTGTTATCTTTCGGTAATCTATTTCACATTCTGACATCTTTTTTCGCTTGCCTTCTTCTTTTGCTTGTTCAAATGCCTTTTGTGATAATCTTTTTGCTTTGTTTCTTTTTGCTTCTGCAATAGTTCTAATATTAATTTTGTCAACAGTTGGTAAGATTATATCAAATTGGTGGTAATCGTCGTCAACAAAACTACAGAAACTGCTTTTAGACTTGTGTATTTCAGCAAGTATGTCCTTGTTGTTTAAGTAGTTGATTTTTTTCATAAATTCTCCAAACATTTTATACTATTATAAACTACGCAGTTAATAAAGTCAACTAAATACTTTAACAGGAGTAAAATAAATGACTGATCCCAAACTTCAAGAAGCAATCGACTCAGCAGGTAGGCTTGCGGCTAATCCTAAAGCGTCTGTAGAAAATCTTGTTGGTTCTGCTTTAAAAACCGGAACTAATCTAGTTGGCGGCGCAAAACAACGTGTAGAAGATTTTGTACAAGGCACAGGTTTTGGAAAAGCATTAAGATCTTTGAATCTATTACCAGACGCAGTACCACAAGAAATCAACTTTACAGAAGGAACCTGGGGATCTTCAGCTAAAAATGGCGATTGGAGGGTGCGATTAAGTCTTCCTAAAAATTTCACAGGATCTAGATTACTAAAACCATTAACTGAAACCGACGGTTTAGTATGGCCTTATACTCCTCAAATTTATATTACTCATTCTGCGGGTTATAATCAAATAACTCCGTTACACAGTAATTATCCCTTTTTTGCTTACCAAAATTCAAGAGTGGATCAATTCAGTATTGTAGGTGATTTTTATGTTGAAAATGCACTTGAAGGAGAATATTGGATAGCGGCTATTCATTATTTAAGATCTATTACTAAAATGGCATATGGGCAAACAAGCAATCAAGGTTCACCACCGCCTGTGGTAAGACTAAATGGATATGGAGATTATGTTTTTAGTAATGTACCAGTAATACTACAAAGTTTTGCTGTTGAATTGTCCCAAGATGTCGACTATATAAAAGTAGAAAATGTAGGACCTAATGGAACCTGGGTGCCTACTCGTAGTAATATTCAAGCAACAGTAGTTCCAATCTACAGCAGACGTGCAGTAGAAAAATTCAGCCTAGACAAATTTGTAAACGGTGGTTATGTTGGACCTAAAGGTGGAGGATTCATCTAATGGCCAAATACAGTTCTACTAGTCCTTGGAACAATACTAAAATTAAAAATTCTCAATACTTAGATATATTGTCTATCAGACCTGTACCTAAACAGCCTGACGATATTTTATATACTATAGAAGTACAGTACACACATAGACCTGATCTATTAGCGTATGATTTATATGGTGATAAAGATTTATGGTGGGTGTTTGCTCAAAGAAATATGGATACTATTAAAGACCCTATATATGATTTTGAAGCAGGAACAGAAATATACTTGCCAAAAGGTCCAAATCTTAGAAAATTACTAGGACTATAACATGTCAATAAATGCACAAAATTTAGCAGACAGAGCAAGAGCTGCAGGTAAACAAATAGAAGAATATATTGACACAAATGTAAACAAAGATCTTCCAATTATAACAAGTGCAAACATTAATGTTAATGCACTTAAAGACAGTGTAAATGGAGCAATAGATGAATTCATAGGAGCAACTGCAAATCCGGATACAGAAGTTTCTGACATAGCTGCTGAATCTGAAACTAGGGCGCAACAAAGAAAAGATCTAATCCGTTATTTAGAAGATGCTATTAGTGCTAATCCAAAACCAAATTCATTGAGAGATTTTGCTTCTTACAATTATATTTTTACACTAGGTGTTTTAACAAATTTTGAAGTTAATTTTCCTGACCTTACATATAGAAAGCGAGATCCATGGATTACTGTATTAAGATCCGGCGGCGGCTTAGGAAACAGTAAAGCAACAACAATATATGAAAAACAAGGCCGTATTGAATATTTTATAGATGACGTAGTTATTGATTCTATTGTAGGACTTAATCCTAAAACCAAACAAAGTAACGCTACTAGGATAGATTTTAAAGTCAATGAACCATACAGTATGGGATTATTTTTACAAACCATGCAAGTTGCTGCGGCCCAAGCAGGATATTCAAACTATTTAGAAGCACCTTTTTTGTTAGCAGTTGATTTTGTAGGTTGGGACGATGAAGGTAGACAAATAAAAAAACCAAATCTTAGAAGAATTTTTCCGTTTATGCTTGCAGGTGTTGATTTTCAAGTTACAGAAGGAGGAAGTTTATATGAAGTAGCGGCCATTCCTTGGGCTGAACAAGCATTAAATGATTCTGTACAAACTGTAAAAACAGATATTAATTTATCAGGCAGAACTGTTGCAGAATTACTTCAAAGTGGAGGTGCTAGTCTTGCTGAAAATTTAAACAACAGAGAACAAGAAAAGAAAAAAGAAAAACAAGTAAAGTCTCCAGATGAATATGTTATACTGTTTCCAAAAAATAGATCATCACTAGATGAAGGATTGTTAGGAAGTCCAGAAGATATAGCAGGTGCTACTAAAGAAGATGGTAGTGAGCGTGAACTAAGTCAAGAAGAAAAGATTGAAATTTTTGAAAGTATAACAGGATTAGAAAATGCTACCCTTCCTGCAGATTTTGATTCAGAGCTTGCAAAATTAGCAGGAACAGTTGTTAAACGTAGTAATATAGGAGAATCAATTAGAGAATTTGCTGAGAACAAAGAAAATATAAACGACATAGGAACTGCACCTTTAGTTGAATCTTTTCTAGATGGCGGGAAAAAACCGTTTGGTCGTCCAGCCTTTGTAGAGGAAACAAGAGTTACGGGAGGCGGTCCACCACCACAACGAACTGTTGTTGGTACAGGAGTGTTCAAAAGAGGTAATATTACCATTAGTGATAATGGAAGAGTATTAACATTCAAAAGTGGTACAAAAGTACAAGACATAATAGAAGAAATAATTCTATTAAGTGATTATGGCAGAAAAATTGTTGAGGCAGAACCTGACAAAAATGGAATGATACCTTGGTTTAGGATACAAACTGACGTTTATAATATCACTGACCATGAACAAATGGCACAGACAGGTACATTTCCTAAAGTTTATGTTTTTCGAGTCATGCCTTATAAAGCTCATATAAGCAGAACAAGTAGCACTACAAAAGCAAGCCCAGGTTTAGATAATTTGAAAAAAGAAGTTATCAAAAAATATGATTATATCTACACTGGTGAAAATGATGATGTACTTAATTTTAATATAAAATTTGATACAGCGTTCTTTTCAGCAATTACACCATTTGGTGGTAGAGATAGTGCTGGTAATAAAAATGAAGACGAAGATGCAGCAGGTGACAAAAAGAAAAGTGAAACATATGTTGTAGCTGACGGAGATTCTACAGGAGCAGTTAATGGAAATGCTACATCAAAAGAATTAACAAAAGCCGAATCAGGAAAAATCGGTGGAGGCAATTTATCAAATGCAAAAACACAAATTGCTAGGAATTTTAACGATGCACTTGTAAATTCACCCGTAGATCTAGTAACAGCAGATATGACAATTTGGGGCGATCCGTATTATGTAACTGACAGTGGATTTGGAAACTATACTGCAAGGCCCACAAATTATATTAATATTACCGAAGATGGAACTATGGATTATCAAAGTAGTGAAGTAGACATCGAAGTTAATTTTAGAACGCCACTTGATTACAATCCTAATGGATCATACATGGATTTTCCAGGAGGAGGAACAAAAACTGTAGGACAATTTAGTGGCTTATATCAAGTTATTATGTGCTTAAACGAGTTTTCGCAAGGAATTTTTACACAACAACTCAAACTTATACGTAGAAGAAATCAACCTGGACTAGATACTAATGCAGAAGCTGTAGATGTAGGAAATCAATTGATGCAAACCAAAAGTGAAACAGATGAAGTTACTACAGACACAGGTGGAACTAGTGCTAATGGTTCCACTGCAAATGGCGGAACTACTACAACTACTACTAAATCTACAAGCTCAACAACAACTAGAACAAGTAAAACGACATCAACTAGCACACAAACAGTTACTGAATCCGGCGGAGGTGTTACTGTGAGAACACGTAGTTCTGCACAAAATAACAGAAAGTTATCTCCAGAAGTAGAAAAAAGAATAGCAGCAAAACGAGCTAAAAGAAATGGACGTAATGATTATCTAGATGATTTTCCTGGATAACAATGGACTAAGGATGAAAAATGAGTAGGCAAATAAAAAGAACAAGACGTCCATCCTGGATGGCAGGGAGTGGTCCGTATATTGGTAGGATTATTAACCATCTTGATTCTGAATATATGGGCGCAGTTGAAGTTGAAATATTAAAAATAACTGAAAATGGAAATCCAAGCACTGCTGTAGGATCAGGTTATCAGCTACCTTGTTATTATGTTTCTCCTTTTTATAATGTTACTCCGAGACAAGGAGTAAAGAAAAATGAAGGATACGAATACACACAACAAAGTTCAGGTTTTTGGGCAGTACCACCTAACGTTGGTACTAGGGTAATTGTTTTGTGCCTTGAAGAAAACTTTGGTTTTGGTTACTGGTTAGGCTGTGTTCAAGACCAGTACATGAATTTTATGGTGCCAGGTTATGCAAGTACAACCTATAATAACACAGATACTACAAAAGCAAAACCTGTAGGAGAATTCAATAAGGAATTAGAAACAGCCATCGGTAGAGATCCTACGCAATATATAAAACCTGTAAGCTCTTTAGCAGACGGTATAATTCAATCACAAGGACTAGATTCTGATACAATCAGAGGAACTACAACTTCTAGTGCTAGACGAGAAGTTCCTAGCATGGTATTTGGGTGGAGCACACCAGGACCATATGATAAACGACCTAATAAACCCAAAGCAGATTATGGACCTGAGTTTGCAAGAAGCAGTGTACCTTTCAGTAGACTTGGCGGCAGTAGTTTTGTAATGGACGACGGTGATATGACTCTGATGCGTAAAAAATCAGCAAGTGAAGGACCGCCCGAATATACAAACACTGAGTTAGGAGATAGTTCAGGCGACCCTACACTACCGCACAATGAATTAATCAGATTGAAAACACGAACTGGTCATCAGATTCTGATGCACAATACTGAAGATTTGATTTATATTGGTAATGCCAAAGGTACTACTTGGATAGAAATGACAAGCAATGGTAAAATTGATATCTATGCTCAAGATAGTGTAAGTGTGCATACGGAAAAAGATCTAAACATAACTGCTGATAGAGATATTATTATGAAAGCTGGTAGAAATATCTGTCTTACAGCAGGAAATGATGGAAGAATTACAGCAGGCGAAGGAACGCATATTACTGCTAAAACGCACACAGAAACTGCACCAGATGCAATTCATATGAATGGACCAACTGCATCACCTGCATATTCTCCATTGCGTACACCACAACACGAGCCGTGGTATGGACATGAAAATTTAAACCCAACAGAATTTACACCAGATAAAACTGATGCAGATCCATCAGCAGGTAACACAATAATTGCTGTTGATAAAAATGGCGCGGTTTATGCAAATAATTTTGAAGCAGATTATGTGCCTATTTCAGATACATTTAGGAAAAGTAGATAGGGTAAATACTGTATGAGCACTTTAGAAAAAAATCTATACAAACAAATTACTGTTAAAGGTACCAAACGCAGTGAAGGTCAAGGTGTTGGTAGCCGAGCCTATAGAGGTATCAGCACAGTAAATCCTGAAAATTCTAGCACAGTGCTATATGATCTTGCACTAATAAAGCAAGACTTACTTAATCATTTTCATATTAGACAGGGCGAAAAACTAAGTGATCCAGAATTTGGAACAATTATCTGGGACGCATTGTTTGAACCTCTTACTGATGACATGCGTAATGCTATCAAAGACAATGTAACTGAAATTGTTAATTATGATCCTAGAGTAAGCGTAAATAATATTGTAGTAGATCAATATGAAAGTGGTATTCAAATAGAAGTTAGTCTTGTGTACCTTCCATACAATATTTCAGAAAGTTTACAATTACGCTTTGATGAAAATGCAGGGTTTCTTGCCACATAATTAAGTACGCAGATAATTCATTTCGCTAAATATACTTATAAAGGAAACTGACTATGTCATCAACAGATAGACAAAATAGATTATTAGTTGCTGAGGATTGGAAAAGAATCTATCAAAGCTATAGAAACGCTGATTTCAAAAGCTATGATTTTGACAATCTTCGCAGAACTATGATTGCGTATCTAAGGGAAAATTATCCTGAAGATTTTAATGACTATATTGAAAGTTCAGAATACTTAGCTATTATTGATCTTATTGCTTTCTTAGGTCAAAATTTAGCGTTTAGAGTTGATCTGAATGCAAGAGAAAACTATCTTGAACTTGCAGAGCGTAGAGAAAGTGTTCTTAGGCTTGCTAGATTACTTTCATATAATCCAAAAAGAAACCAATGTGCTAATGGACTATTAAAAATAGAAAGTGTTTCAACTACTGAAGATGTCATAGATTCAAATAATATTAACCTTGCTAACCAAACAATATTATGGAATGATCCTAGTAATTCAGATTGGAATGAACAATTTACAAAAATTCTTAACGCTGCTTTACCAACCAACGGTACATTTGGCCGTCCTGTAAAAACACAAACAGTTAGCGGTATACCAACAGAGCAGTATAGATTCAACACAACAAACGCCGATGTTCCTGCTTTTAGTTTTAGTCAAAATATTGACGGTGCAACTACAAGATTTGAAGTTGTATCTACAGATATTGCTAACGGCAACATACTTGAAGAAGCACCATTTCCTGGAAACAATTTTGCATTTTTATATAGAGATGATGGCAAAGGTGCAGGAAGTTCAAACACAGGATTTTTCTGTCATTTCCGTCAAGGCACGCTTGATCAAGGGACATTTACAGTTGCTAATCCTAGCACTAATCAAACTATTGCAGTAGATGCTACAAATATTAATAACAGCGATGTTTGGTTATACAAGTTAGATACATTCGGCAATGAAGATGAACAATGGATTAAAGTTGATTCTATTGAAGGTAACAATATAATTTATAACAGTCTTAATAAAAATATTAGAAATATTTACAGTACATTAACTAGAATTGACGACAGAATCAGTTTAATTTTCTCAGACGGAACTTTTGGTAATCTACCGCAAGGTTCATTCAGAATATATTATAGAACTAGCAAAAATAAAAGATTAATTATTGAACCAAACGACATAAGAGGTGTAAGTGTTAATATAAGCTACCTTTCAAAAAACAACAAGGTAGAAACAATTACTTTAACATTTGGTTTACAATATACTGTAGATAATGCAAGCGTATCAGAAACAAATGCAAGTATACGTGCAAATGCTCCTGCAACATATTACACTCAAAACAGATTAGTAACAGCAGAAGATTATCAGATTGGACCATTAGCCGCAAGCCAAGAAATAATAAAAGCAAAAAGTGTCAATAGAACAGCAAGTGGTATCAGTAGATATTTTGATCTATTAGATGCAACTGGAAAATATAGTAAGACTAATTTGTTTGGTACAGATGGTGTTGTGTACAGAGAAATATTCAACAGCAAAGAAAGATTTACTTTCACTACTCAAACTGATGTACAAGGAATTATACTCAATACTATAGAACCTATATTATCAAGTAAAAAAGTAAAAAATTATTATTTGTCTCAATTTCCTATTATTGATCTTACAGATTTGAATATTACTTGGAATCAATCAACATCAGAAACAAATATAAGCACAGGATATTTTACTAATGTAAATGATATAAGACAATCTTTAGGAACATTTACAACCAGTACTTTACAATTAATTAAATCAGGAGCAGCTCTAAAATTTATTGCGCCAGCTGGTAAACATTTTATGCCTGACGGAACTCTAATGGACGGCGCTGCAGATCATCTAAATTCTCGTTCATACAAATGGGTGAAAGTAATAAGCGTAAATGGCAATGGCACAGAAGTTGATGAAAATGGGATTGGGCCGGTTACATTCAATGACGTTATTCCTACCTCAGCTCAATTAGTTGAAATAAAACCAAGTATTGCACAAAGTATCACAATTGATGTTAAAAGTCAAATAGTAGATCAGGTTTTTGCTTATAAAACTTTTGGACTACGTTTTGACAGAACATTAGGGCAATGGCGTGTAATTACTGAAAGTAATTTAAATGTTTCTAATGCATTTAGCATTGGCAAAACTGGCGATAATTCTAATCAGCAATTGGATTCTAGTTGGCTATTGAAATTTACTACAGACGGCGAAACGTATACAATAGAATATAGAGGTAGTAGATATGTTTTTGAAAGTGATCAAGAAATAAGATTTTATTTTGATAGCAGTGATAAAATTTATAATAATTTAACAGGAAAAATAGTCAAAGATAAAATAAGCGTTTTGAATAATAATAACAAGCCAGACAGCGTTGAAAAATTTACAACTGATTTTGACTGGGAAATAACTCAAGAATATAGAGATGCAGAAGGGTATGTTAATAGTAAAAAAGTAGAAGTTACATTTTTTGATGAAGACGATGACGGTGTAGTTGACGATCCTGAATTGTTTGATGTAATTGTAGATGAAGATGTGAACCCATTAACAAAGTATATCTTTCAACAAAAATACATTACAACTGATGGTGTAGAAGATTATAACTATGTAAGTAATGAAGAACTTAACATTGTTGTTTTGCAATCAAAGGATAATCTAGGACCTCTAAGTTCTTACAATGATCAACAATTATTTTACTATGTTGATACAGGAATTTTTGAAAAACTAGACAGTGCAACAAGTATATTAACTCAAGAAAACAATTATCGTGCTTACAAAGGCAGAGATAACCTAAGGTTCTTATATGTTCATGCTGCAGATGATAGTACACGTATTGATCCAAGTGCATCTAATATTATTGACAGTTATCTGCTTACTAGATCTTATGATACAGAATTTAGAAAATATCTTGATGGAAACACTGCAACTAAACCATTAACACCTAGTAGTGATAGTTTATTTCAAAATTATGGTGCAACATTAGACCAGATTAAATCACTAAGTGATGAAATAATTTATCATCCAGTAAAATACAAAATACTTTTTGGCACTAAAGCCTCATTAGATTTACAAGCCAAGTTTAAAGTAGTCAAGAATCCAGATCTAGTTTTAAATGACAATGATATAAAATCTAGAATTATTAGAGCTGTTAATCAATTTTTTGCATTAGAAAATTGGGACTTTGGCGAAAAATTTTACTTCTCAGAATTGAGTGCATATGTAATGCAAGAACTTGCACCAGACGTAGTAACATTTGTAATTGTTCCTGAACAGGTTTCTCAAGTATTTGGTTCCTTATATGAAGTAAAAGCAGAAGTTGATGAAATTTTTATTAGTGGTGCAACTGTGGCTGATGTAGAAATAATAGATGCTGTTACAGCATCAAGACTTAGTGCTCAAGGAAATGTAGTAACAACATCTACAACTACAAATACAGGTATAACAAGCAGTAACAGTGGATCTTCAAATAGTTCAAATTCAAGTAGCGGAGGTAGTAGTTACTAATGGCATACGATAATGATCAGAGAGAACCGTCTCTACCTGCAGGAAATCCAAACTATCGTAGAAAAACAGAAAATCATCTACCAAGATATTTTCGCACTAATTTTAATTCAAAGTTTTTATCAGCAACATTAGATCAATTGATTCAACCCGGTGTTGCAGAAAAACTCAACGGTTATATTGGGAGAAAAACTGCAAAAGCATTTACACCTGATGATAACTATGTTGGTGCAATAACACAAAGTAGACAAGATTATCAATTTGAGCCAGCAAGTATAATAAAAGATGATTTAGGAAATATAGATTTTTACAAAGATTATAATGACTATATTAACGAAATAAAAAACTTTGGCGGCAGTACTGCAAATCATAGCAAACTTAACAGTCAAGAATACTATGCTTGGGATCCACATATTGATTGGGATAAATTTGTAAATTTTAGAGAATACTATTGGTTACCTAACGGTCCAGACTTATTAACAGTATCAGGACAAAGTCGCGATGTACAAAGCACATTTACTATTAGCCTACAGGACAATGTAGATAATATTGCTTATCTTTTTACCCCTGATGGTACTACTAGCAATCCAACACTTACTCTTTATAGAGGACAAACTTATAGATTTGAAGTTAACACTCCTAATTTTCCTATAGCATTTGCTACCAAAAGAAGTTGGACCCCAGGTAGATTACCTACAGAAGCATCCACTAACACAGCACTAATTTATGATACTGGTGTGACGAAATATAATAGTGAAGGACAAATTATAACAGACACTTGGATAGATGAAGGAGTAATAGAGTTTACTGTTCCTGACACTGCACCTGACAATTTATTTTATGTAAGTGAAAATGATCCAAATACAGCAGGATTTATTAAAGTTTTTGACATTATAGAAAACACTGAGATCGACGTTGAAAAAGAAATTCTAGGTAAAAAAAATTATACTACTAGTGCTGGATGGGCATTTTCAAATGGAATGAAAGTTGAATTTGCAGGAAATGTAACTCCTGTTCAATATGCAACAGGACAATGGTTTGTTGAAGGAGTCGGCGATGAAATAAAATTAATTAATCAAAACAATCTTACAGTCAGTGGCTCATATACAGAAGATATAAACGTTCCGTTTGATGGTAATGGTTTTGATTTTTATCCTTTCAGTGAAGCGTTAGGATATCCTACAAATAAAGATTATTTGGTGATAAATCGTGCCGCTCAAGATGGAAATTTATGGAGTAGATACAATAGATGGTTCCATAAAAGCGTGATTGAACAGTCTGCAACCTTAAACAATCAGATATCAAGTATTGACCAAAACGCCAGAGCAAAACGTCCTATTATAGAATTTAATGCTGGACTAAAACTTTATAATTTTGGTACACAATCAAAAACTGATGTTGACCTTGTAGATACATTTACTAAAGATGTTTTTTCTACTATTGAAGGCAGTTTAGGATATAATGTAGATGGTGTTGATCTTACACAAGGTATGCGAGTTTTATTTACAGCAGATACTGATGTTCTTGTATCAGGTAGAATATATAAAGTTAATTTTATTACACACAACAATAAAAATCAAATAAGCCTTACAGAAGAATCTGATAGTGTGCCTTTAGAAAACCAAACAGTTCTTGTTAAAGGCGGAAATGTATATCAAGGAAAATTTTTCTATTAT